AATAATTATGCCGTGTGCTTTAACTCAAGGATATTCTTTAGATTGTCGTGACTCATTAGGTGGAATAACAGAAGTGTATTTTATCGAAAAAGGAAATATTAGTGCAATTACCGTTGCTTCGGGTTCGGTTTCAGCATTAACTAAAGTAGCTGGTAAAAGATTTTGGAAATACGAATTAGTACCTGGTACTGCTTCATTGACTGAAAACATTAATGCTAATGTCCAAAATGGTACGGTTTTCTATGCTCAAGAACTATCGATAGTATTGAACAAATTACAAGTGTCAACAAGAAATGAAATTCTTTTGTTGGCTCAAAATACGTTGTTATGTGTTGTAAAAGACAATAACGATAACACTTGGTTGTTAGGTCGTGTAAACGGAATTAACATCACTGGTGGGAACGGTGCAACGGGTACTGCTCAAGGAGACCGTTCAGGTTATACTTTGACTTTCTCAGCACAAGAGAAAGAATTAGCCCCAACGGTAGCATCAGGAGTTTATACTGCATTGACTACTCCAGGCGCTTAAGATAGTCGTTTGGTTGACGGGTAAGGGGGGAGCAGATGCTTCCCCTTTTTTTATATAAGAAATTTTGTTAATGCTATTTATATTTGATGATACATTTAATCAAAGGGCAAGTCAATAAAATAATATTAACATTAAGCGAAAAGGCAACTCTTACTTCGCCTAATTATCTATTTTATTTTAAGTCAAGAAATACAAACGAAACGGTGGCATTTGTGATTTTAAACAATGCCGATTTATCGACTTACCCTGAAAGATTCAACGCTTTTAATATTACGGTAAGTTCTTATTTTGCAACTAAATTACCTGGCGAATGGTCTTATCAGATTTATGAGCAAGTTTCAAGTTCCAATTTAATCCCATCGCAAGCGACTTCAATGCTTGAAAGTGGACAAGCGACATTAAATGACACAAGTCAATTTAGTTTTACTACTTATAGCAACCAAACAAACACTTACAAAGTAAGAGATATATGAGCAATCAATTAATGGTTTTAACTTTTGCGGAGGCAAGACAACCTGAATATCGGGAGAAGAAAGGCGAAGGAGAAGGTTACATTGAGTTCGGAAAAAAGAATGATTATCCTAACTACTTGGTCGATTTATTTAATAAGTCTGCCAAGCATAATGCGATAATTAAAGGCAAGGTCAACTACATAACTGGGAACGGCTTCAAAATCAAAGAGGGTGTCGACCCTATTGGTGAACAATTCATCGCACAAGCCAACCGAGTGGAGTCGTTGACCGAAGTTTTAAGAAAGGCATCTATTGATATTGAATTATTTGGAGGCGCTTACTTGCAAATTATATGGAGTGTAACGGGAGAAAATCTTGCTGAGGTTTATCACGTTGATTATACAAAGATTCGTACGAATGCTGACAATACTCAGTTTTGGTATTCGGAAAATTGGGAAGATAGAAAGTACAAAAGAGAAGTCTTTAATGGATTTAATTCTCAATTAAGACAAGGCACTCAAATAATGTATTTAAAGGAGTATCGACCTAACTTAAATGCTTACGCATTACCAGGTTATTTCGGTGCTTTAAATTACGTTGAATCAGATATTGAAATATCTAAACACGTTTTAGGTAATGCCCAAACGGGATTCAGTGCAAGTAAATTAATTACGTTACCAAATGGCGAGCCATCGGATGATGAGAAGCGCCAAATTGAACGCAAGTTTACCGATAGGTTTACGGGTAGCGATGGTAAGAAGTTTATACTTTCATTTGTAAACGATGCTTCAAGAAAGCCAGTCATTGAAGACTTGGGTGCTTCTGATATTACTAAGGAAGATTTTGGTAATGTAGATAAAATGATTCAGCAGAACATCTTTGCTGGGCATCAAATTACTGCTCCCGATTTATTCGGTATTTCAACTCCAGGTCAATTAGGAACTCGCCAACAAATGCGTGATTCTTATGAGATTTTTAAAAATACTTACGTTAATGATAAGCAAATATTTCTTGAGCAAGTATTCAGTTTACTTGCCAAATTACACGGTGCTAATTCAGAACTCCAAATCATACCAGTCGAGCCGATTGGCATAGAGTTTAGCGAATCTATTATTTTACAAGTTGCTCCTAAGCAATGGATACTTGAAAAGTTAGGTATTGATATGACTCAATATCAAGAAGCTGAAATAGTTCCTGAAGTAGCACCCGTAGAAATACAACAATCAAAAGTTGAATTTAGTGAGGATGAGGTAGTTAGTTTATTTTCTGAATTTGGAGTTCCAAAAAATGATTATGTAATTTTTAAATCAAAAGAGGTTTTTAGTTCGGTCGTAAATGAAGAAGAAGAAAAATTTCACTTAGAATTTGCTGAGCAAGTATTATCGGGATTAGAATCTAATATGTTAGACTTAATCCAAAAAGATAAAAGAATAACTCCTGAAGTAATTGCGGGAACTCTTGGGGTAGACATTATTATTATTGGTAGAATTTTAGATGGATTAGAAAAACGAGGTATAATCGGAAGTTCAGTTTCGAGAGGAATTACGGAAAGAAAATTATCAAAGCCATTATCGGAATTAAATGCACCTAAGCCATCGACTACAAGTTTTATGGTTAGGTATTCTTATGAGTGGAGAAGCGATATACCAAGTAGCGAAAGAGATACAACTGCGCATCCAAGCCGTGTATTTTGTAGGCGCATAATGCAATTAGATAGGTTATATTCAAGAGCAGAGATTGAAACTATTTCAGCACGATTAGGATATAGCGTATTTGATAGGCGAGGTGGTTGGTGGACTAAGCCAAACGGTCAACATTCCCCAAGTTGCAGACATATTTTCTATGCTCAAACGGTAATTAAGAAAGGATAATATGAAGAATACATTATTTATAGGAGCAAACGCAATCAAAGAAAGAACGGCAGTTCATTCTAATATTGATGACAAGTTAATCATGCCTGAGATAAAAACGGCTCAGGATATGTATATCTTGCCCGCTTTGGGAACGGCTTTATATGTGAAGCTTCAAACGGGTATTGAAAATAATACTTTAAGCAATTTGGAAACTTCTTTATTGAATGATTACGTAACGGATGCGCTTGTTTATTACGTATTGTCTGAGTTGCCAGTAGGCTTATCTTTTCAGTTTTACAATAAGGGTTTAGTTCGCAAGACTTCGGATAATAGCGACCAACCTAATATGCAAGATTTAATTGATGTGGCAAATCGTTATCGCTCAAGAGCGGAGTTTTACAAGCAAAGAATGATTAAGTACTTGCAAGAGGTAAGTACAAGTAATTTATTCCCTGAATATATCAATCCTGGCACGGGCATCGATACTATGTATCCTGAGAAAGATGGGTATCAATCGAGTATATTTTTAGGAGATGAAAATAGCTTGTTTGGAATGAGTTATCCTCAGCACGTTTTAAAGAGTAAAGGACATTGCAATTAATAAAATATGCCAAAAGCATTCTCAACCAAAAACATTAATAAACTAATCGTTTATTTACAAACAAATGGCAATAAAACAACTGACATTAAATCAAACAATCAAGCTGATAAGGGATATTGCCCAAAGCCACGACCAAATTAATACGGTCTATTTTGGCGATGTGTGGGAGTTTCTTTCTCAGCCTGATAATGTTTACCCATCAATGTTTTATTCGTTGACTGGAAGCCAAATAAACGGCAAAGAATTGACGATGTCATTTAGTTTATTCTTTCTTGATAGGCAACTTCAAGATGAAACAAATGAAACGGAGGTTTTGTCTGACCAATTACTAATCTGCCAAGATATTATTTCGATGTGTAAGCATCCTAATTTTAATTGGGAGGTAGGCGAAGGAATTACCTTAGAATTTTTTACTGAAAACGAGAAAGATTATTTGGCTGGAGTTAAGGCTGATATATCAATCATTTATCCGATGCTTTCAAATAGGTGTCAAATACCAACCGACTTTACATATCCAAGTTAAGAAATGGCAAATAAGAAAATAAACCAATTAGTCTCTAAGACTGCAATTTTAAGCACCGATATTTTTGGTATTGGCGATGCAACTACGGGGCAACTATTCAAGAAGACTATTGCTGAACTTCAAGCTGCGATTGGTGGAGCAGTAATATCGGTAAACGGTTTAGTTGGAACGGTTGTCTTGGATACGGATGACATTCAAGAACTTGCCACTCCGACAAATAAGTATTTTACTGATGCAAGGGCGAGAGGTGCTATTAGCTTAACGGTAACGGGTAACTCAGGCGCATCTACTTACTCAAGTGGAACGGGTGTCTTAAACGTACCTACTTACACGCTTGCTGGTCTTGGTGGAATTACCGCTGGATTCTTATCAGGTATTTCGGGCATTTCTTATAATTCAACGACGGGCGTTATTTCGTATTCGGGAACGGTTTTTACTGAAGCATCAATTCGTGCTTTGTTTAGTGGAGCAACGGGAATAAGTTATAATAGTTCTACGGGTGCTATTTCTTATAGTGGCACGGTGTACACGGATTCTTCAGTTAGGGCATTGATTTCAATTACAACTACTGGAGATAGTGGCGCATCTACCTACAATAATACAACGGGAGTAATAAACGTACCGAATTACACTCTTGCTGGACTTGGAGGTATTTCTTACACTTCATTAAGTGGAGGCACGGGAATTACTTATAATAACACTACGGGTGCTATTAGTTATTCGGGTACGGTTTACACGGATGCAAGTGTTAGGGCATTGATAAGTGCAAGTGGAGCGGTTTCGTATAACAATACTACGGGAGTTATTAGTCTTACAAGTGGCAATTTAACCGAAGCGACAAGTTCGGTTCTTACAATTACGGGAGGAACGGGTGCGGTTCTTGGCGCTGGAACTTCTATTCAAGTTAAGCAAGCTACAACTTCAGTATCGGGGTTCTTGTCTTCAACCGATTGGACAACTT